AAACGGTAGGATTTGCAACGCGCCTTGAAAACACAATCAGGCGAATATGGGCGGGGTGTTAGCTATGGAATTTATCACGGCGGCGGATAACACCGACAATATTTTGATTTGGCGGGAGAGCGACGTTGCTTTTGCCAATGATTATCTGCTGTCCTTGGCAACAAGTTTCGGCCTGACCGATGCGGAGATCGAACTGCCGCCGCGCAATTTGGTAAAGAAATTAGGTGCGGCGGTGGCTTGCCGGGAATGTGCGGCGGCGATGGTGGGGAGCGACACCACGGTAATGCGGGACGGTAGCCGGGGTGAAGATATTTATTTGCAAAAGTATAATCTGTACCGTTCCACGGTGAAAGACTTGGAAAACCGCTTGGATTATCGGGATTTTGCCGTGGACGGCACAACGGAAAGCGGGAAGGGGGGCGTGGGGACAATCCGCTTGTCCCGCGCTTGAATGAGTGAGGATAAAGTAACACTTCGCCGGGTATCTGACGCAATTGAGGCGATTTTAGCCGAAAAATTCCCGGCGGTGGAATGGGTGCAAGCGACGCTCGGACCCGTTTTCCCGAAAGTCTTGACCGGGTTCATTTGTTGCGACGAGATAATTTACACGCCGCAGACGAAATTAAATCCGGTGACAACCGCCTATTTCATCATCGAGATTATCTGTCCCAACCCGGTGCGGGAGGCGGCGGATAATGAAGTCGAAGATTTGGCGACGGCGGTACGCGAAGCGTTGAGCGAAAACGACAACTTAGACGGCTGGGCAGAAGGTTCGATGGTCAACCGCATACAATTCGGCACTCCGGCGGGAAATGCGTCAATCGGCGCGGCGTTGATGGAGCTGGAAGTTAAGTTTATTGAGGAGTGATTGACAATGGCAAAACAGCGGGCAATCCGTAACAGCGGCGAGGATAAATTGCGGGGTAAAAATGTACTTTTATACATCAATTTTGGCGAAGGTGCGACGGAGGACGCGCCTGTTTGGGCGTTGATCGGCGGCCAACAGACGGCGAATTTTAGCATGAGCGCGGACGACATCGACGCGAGCAACAAGGCCAGCGGCGGTTGGGGCGAGAAATACGCCGGAATCAAGTCCACGGAGCTGTCTTTGGAGGGCATTATTTGCAACGGTGACGAAGGTTACGCAGCCTTGAAAGATGCGTTCATCAAGGATGAGAGCGTGGATATTTGCCGTTATGCCACCGACGGCACGGCGGAGCGCAACTGGTACAGCATAACGGAACTGTCCGACGAAACGCCCCACGACGATATGGCGACGTTCTCCATCACGCTGACGGGTATCGGCGCACCGACGTTCTATAGCGGCCTGTCGTCGGTTGACGATGTGGGAAAGACCACGAGCGGCGGCGAAGGTTAATTTTGTGTGCGTGGCACTCTCTTTTTGGGGAGTGCCTTTTGAATTGAGAAAGGGAGATTATCATGCGTTTGGACAAAATCACGCGTCAAGTGTTTGTCGTGGTAAACGGCGAAGAATACGGGCTTAAACTTACCCTGTCCGGCTTGCAACAACTGGAAAAAACCACGGGCAACATCATCACGATGCTTAATACTCAACCGTTGCCGTCGCTTACCACGCTGACTACGGCCTTTTGGATCGGCTTGGGCGGTTCGCTTAGAATGCGCCGGGACGAAGCCGAGGCCATTTTGAGCGATTATATGGCCGATTATGGTATGGGGGGCAACACGGGGGACAACGAAGGCGCGGTTACGGTGTTTTATGCGATGATCGCGGCCAGCGGGATTTTGGGCAAAAAGGCCAGCAACGATATTTTGCGGCAGTTTGGGCTTGGGAACGAAAAAAGCGCAGAGCCGGAAAAAAACGCGGGGACGGCGGCAGAATAATAAATTCTGTCGCCGAATGGCTTGATGAGGTTTTACCAGCCTGTTATGGGGAGCTTAATATGAGCGGCGCGGAAATTGCCGAATGTACCCCGTGGGAGATCGAAAAACGGCTTGACGGTTATGCAAGGCGAATGAAGTATAAACGAATGTTTACGGCATCATTTGTAACCGCGCCGATCATCAACGGCGGTATGAGAGCACCGAAAAAGATAATCACGGCGCAAAAACTTTTGCCGGACGATTTCAAAGAAGAAATAAGCGAAGAAAAGCGGCAGGAAATAGCCGCGCTGGTCAAGACCGAATCGGCAAGGAGACGAAAAAATGGTGGCGGGAGGTAACTCGATAAACGTAATAATATCGGCGGCAACGAGCGGATTTACAAGTGCGATTCACAATGTGCAAAGCAGTTTAGGGCAACTTCAAAGCGCGTGTTCGTCGGCGATGAGCGGGGTAAGTAGCGCCTTGGGTAGTGTGCATGGTGCATTGAGTAGTTTTTCAAGCAGTCTACATTCCGGGATAACTTCTGTATCAAGTTCCATTACTTCTGTTTCGGCAAAATTGTTTCCGGTACTTGAAGTTGCTAAAAATATCGGTAGCGTTATAAGCGGCGTGGTAAGCCCTCTTATAGATTTTGGCAGTAGCGCATTAAAAGCCTCTGCCGACATGGAAACAATGAAAGCCGGTTTAGAGTTTAATTTTGAAAAACAATTAGGCGATCCGGCAGCGGCCAAAGAAAAAGTCGATTTGCTTGTAAACTCAATGCAACAGATCGGTGAAATGAGCGCTTATGATTCGGGACAACTTTTACCGATGGCGCGATCTTGGGTAAATATCGGCGACAGCGCAGAAACCGCCATAGCCAAAATGCAGACGATAACCGACACGGCCAGCGCTTATGGACTTTCGACAGAGGCGATGGAACGCGCCAATCTTGCCTTAACGCAAATGCAAATGAAAGGCAAAATGCAAGCCGAGGAAATGATGCAGCTGACCGAGGCGGGGATTCCGGCGTGGACGCTCCTATCACAGGCAATGGGCTTGCCGGTGCAACAACTTCAAGATATGGCCAGCAAAGGGCAACTGACCCAAGAAGCTATGGCGGCGCTTTTCACCGGTATGCAAGAGCAATGCGGCGGTTCTGCCGCAAGTATGGCCGAAACTCTTTCGGGCAAATTTGCCAACATACGCGAAGCCGCCGAAAATTCTTTATCAACCATTGGCGATCTTATAAGTCAAGGGCTTGACGTCCCCGGCGTCCTTGGCACATTAGGCGATTTAACCGGCAACTTCAAGGAGCATTTAGGCAATATAGCCGAAAACGCTAAAGAGGTGGGAGTAGGGCAAGCCATAACCGACGAACTGGAAAGTATGGGTTTGCCGGGAGTAGCGTCTTTTGTGGGAAATGTTATTGAAAAATTTCAACAAATATGGACAATGATCGAAACTATGCTTTTCCCCGCTATAGAGCGTTTGGGCGGTGGGTTCGACGCGGCGGGGGGAATCGGCAGCGAAGTATTCGATATGTTAATTCTGATAGTGGAAGTTTTTATTATATGTTTGACCGGCATTATAGACATTATAAATATTATTATACGCGCCTTCGGTGCGTTGCATGATTTCCAACAATGGGTATGGAACTCCGTTGCCAATGCTATCAGCGAACTTTGTTCATGGATGACAAAAACTTTCGGAGAATCTTTTGCCTGGATTGAAAATGCTTGGAATGTACTGCGTGAAATTTTATCCGATCCGATTGACGTCATAGTAAATATAATTTGGCATGATACAAAAGACGGAACAAGCACAGAAGGGAATAAAATTACCAAAAGTGATAATCAGATTAAGCCGCATAAATTTTCACTTGATGATTTTGGCGGCGGCAGTAGCGGGGAGACCTTCGGCGGATCATCGGGCGGCGGCGGTGGACGCTCCGGCGGCGGTGGAAGTCGCGGCGGCGGCGGTGGCGGTGGTCGCGGCAGTCAAAAAGAAGCACCGTGGGAAGGTCGCAAGGATTACATCGCCGAGGTAGAAAAAGAAACCGCCGAAATGGTACAGGCCGCCATAGATACGGCAGAAAAAGAAGCATTAAAAGGGAAAAATGTTTTAGACCCAATTTTAGAAAGTTTCAAAGATGATAAATTAGGCAAAACTCTAAAAGACGTTTATACGGCGGCAAGCAAAGAAGCCACAAAAACGCAAAAAATCACGTCAAAGATCATGAGCATAGGAAAAAATAAAGATACGGATGCTTATGGTAAAATCCTAAAAGAAGCCGAAAACGAAATAAAAGCCGTTGGCGAACAAATGCTTGAGTTTAGGAAATATCAAGCAAAAGTAAACGAAGAGGCCGACAAATACGGCGAAAAGGGCGAAAAAACTTTACAACATTTAGAGCAACGGGAAGCGACGTTAAAGCGAATTGCCGATCTTGAAGAAAAAATAGTAAAAGGCAAAGCGGACGACGATACGCAAGCACAACTTGATCGAGCAAGAGAAAAATTAGTTACCCAAGACCTTAAATACGCTCAAGAAAAAAAGAAAGCCGAAACCGAACGGGCAACGGTCAACCAAGCCGCGCCGGAGGCAGAGCAAGCATCAAAAGACAAAATAGCCGAAATCGAAGCGGGGACTAAGGAAAAATTATATTCAAGAGAAGCACAGCTGGAGCAAGCTAATGATCAATTAAAAAAGGCGAATATGGCTACCGAGTTGGATCAGTATATCGCCATGATGAACGAAAAAGGCGAATATGCCGATCAAAGTTATGCCAAAATACTCGCAAACGAGGAAGCCCTAAACGCACAGCGGCAAGTTTGGCACGAGCAACTTATGCTCAACGCTATGGAATGGGCGGACTTTATGAGTATGACCTTCGCTAATTTGAATCAACAACTTATTGATGGTCTTTCGAGCGGTTTGGCCGAGTGCATCGTGCAAGGCAAAACTTTGGGCGAAGTTTTACAGAATTTAGCGGCCAATCTTTTGCAAACGCTGATTAACAACGTGATGAAAAAGTGGCTGACAAGCCTAATAGGTATCGGAGCGCAAAGCAAGGCCAATGCGGCGGCAGAAGTAGCTAATTCACATGCGACAATAGCGGCTGAAAGCGCCAAAAGTGGCGCTATCGCGTCAAATGCTATAGGAGCGTACATAGCGGCGCGGCCTTTTATGGCTGAATCTGCCGCGCCAACAGTTTTAGGCCAGATGAGTATGGGCAAAACAGCATTTTTCGCCTATAAAGCTGACGGCGGACTTATCACCGGCGCGGGAACTTCCACAAGCGACAGCATCCCCGCGATGCTGTCAAACGGTGAATTTGTTATGCGAGCCGAGGCTGTCAATCGTCTTGGTACTTCTACCCTTTACGCTCTCAACGAAGGCAAAACCTTCCACTATTCCGACGGCGGGCAAGTCGGCACGGGGAGTGCAGGGACAGCGGCAGTTAGTTCGCCATCCGTTACGCTTAATGTTTCGGCGATGGACGCCTCCGGGTTTGAAAGTTTCCTTTTGCAAGGCGGTTTGGACACCATAAGGCAAGCCCTTTTTGACAATAACCGCAATTTTGGCGCGGCGGCGGGGGTGTTTTAATTGGCTTATAAAGTTT